GGGAGCACCCGTGATAGCAAAATAGACGTTGTTGTTCATCAATTCATTGGGTACAACTTCGTTTCCGGCTGGAATATCACAAAAATTGGTATTAAATGTAGGATATTCGAAGAAGGATTCTAACAAAGAAGGCGCCCAATATCCATAAAATTCATAATCAACGTCTGGCAAATGTCGATTGCGATAGACGGCATAGCACATAGAGGTGTAGAAATCGTAACACTTAGGCTCGTGCGGTATATAAATGCCTGAGTGCTCGACGTCGCAGTTAGTTGTGTGTGAGGTGCTTAATTGCCTTAGCTGATCGATGCTATCAGTTGCCACATATTGTATGGTGTGTCCGCTAGTGAGTGCACCACTTCGGTTAATCGCTGGTGAAACGTTAACACATTTCACTCCCGCGGACACAACTCGCAAGGTGTCGATGGGACCAGACACTTCGCCTCCGTACTTCTTGAACATATACAATCGTTGTCCAGGGCTAGAAAAATCTTTATATCCTAAAGCCTCCAACTGTGCTCTAGTTAAAATGGCATCTCTCTTGCCATAAAGTAGTTCGGCGAATGCGATGTTGACTGTTCCTCCTATTAGGTCGGATTCGTTAGCAGATGTAGTAGGAGAGTAAGAAGCTAACGTAGTACCTAGATCCCAAGGGCGGAACAATACTCTTAATGTTCCATTGACGTCTGATGATAGCGTGGTAGATGATTCAAAATTATATGTGGACGTCTCAATGGGGTATATGTTAGGTATTTTAGTCCTAACATGGGTGAATGGATCGATCAATGACTGGCCATATTCAATCTCGCTGTCGGTAAAATGGGAATTACTCTCTATCGCGTCAGGACGATCGCGAAGCATTTTACTAGACACTGGATTTGAACGTCCATCCACTCTCATCAATTGCACATCTGTGGTGGGATGCGCTTTCAACGTGCTTTCGGGTTTCTTTCTAGGTTTCAGCTTGGAAGTAGGTGCACGTATTAACCTACTGCTAGCTGCTTTGAGTGCTGTTCTTCTTCGGGTCCTCTTCATATGTTTCGATAAAATTTTTATGTTGATTAGGGGGCTGGACCAAGCCCCAATGTCGCAATTTAACAATTCGTTGGGCACTAGAACAGATTGACCGGGCGCTTGCGTAGAAGACAAATTGTACAAAGTTGATAACAATAGTTCTGGCGGTGTCTGCGTGTGACAACTATAGGCATAAAGCTCGTCCAACGGGTGCACCACTGCGTCCTTCATTGCGATATTGATGTATTTTTTGTCCCTCATGCTGATGACTTTTTCATCCCGTACTCCGTAAGCTAATCTAGCCTGATAAATGAGTGAAGTCAAAGGCATGGATTTGCAAGAATGTAACTCCGTGTACGCGACCGCGTACGCATGGGTGCGAGGATCTTTAACGTAAGCTAGTTCGCTTCCAGCGTAATACCTAGATCCTGTGATGGCCTTCTTGATGTCTCTCACAATCACGACCTGTCCGTTGGTCAGAATTGATCTCTTCGATATGAATTCTAAATCCCACCAAGGTCCGAAGTTCAACATCTTGGCTGCTTGGCCCAACCCATGGGCTCGGCCACTCTTTGGAGCATCATATATTTCCCAGAAGGCTCTCGTCCAATTTTCGACTTGGCTGTTTTTAATCCACAGACAAGCATCGTCGCCTGATACGAAATATAGAATGTCGTCGTATAGTATACCGGCTCGTGCTGCCGTGAACAAGCCATAATAAATGACTCGCAACGTATTGCCCAAGGTTGTCTTGGTTGGGTGCCCACTAAACGTGGTTCCGAGCAACACAAACTTGCCCACGTACTCCTTATTGATTGTGACGTGAAGATTGGCCACGTGGTCCTTGAGGATATCCAAAACCTCGTAAGCAAGTCTTGTTGAGATGGGGAAGATTTCGAGAAATTTCGGGAACACCAGATCCATAAAGCGATCGTCTACAGTGCGCATCAACTCAACGTGTTGATTTGAATCGTGAGCTGAGCCGTCCCATGAAGTGCGAATCCAATCGTAAGGATTTTTGTTCGAGAAGAAATCGTTGATTTTGGCTGCTAATTTTTTGGAATTCATAGCGTGGATAAATTCCCTGTACCAATGCTTAGCCACAGCAATAAAATATTGCTGACACCAAGCGACAAACATCATGCGATCCTCCGGATCCCAAATCAAACGAGCTCTTGCACTAAACACGTCGTGACTGGTGGCATAATTAAACTCGCCACTTTTTACCATAGCAGTAAAATTAGGATGGCCGTAGCCCAGAAAGTGACCGACGTTCAATATCTTAGTAATATAGTCGCAGTATTTTTTCTTTTTACTTTCCGGCCAAGCTTTTTTGTCGGCGCACCAGTCCTGAGCGCTTTGAACCTCGAAGTCTGGATATCCGAACAGTTCCATCCTTATCGTCATGTCGTCATTGACAAATCTATCGAAGTCTCTAAGCACGTTGACATCTGGAGCATTGGTGCTAGCTAAATGCCTGTTCGTGATTGCGCAAACCAGGGTTGTGGCATGTTTGTGGTCGAAAGTATATGGCTCAACAATTTTACAAATGGAACCAACTGGGGTATACAACTGGGGTCCGCTAATTGGATAATCTTTCTCGACGTACGTTCGCATTATCTGCTCGTCTGAGATTTTAAGCCTCTCTAAGACCTCACTCGGTTCGTAGATTTTGAATCCATCTGGAGTCGTGAACGTCGAAAAAGCTCGACTCCATTCCAAATTCACCTCATTTAATCCGCATCTGACAAGATATCCACCGACATCTCCTTCCGGCACCTCCAAGATTTCTTCGTAATACACAGTGTATTCGTCATCCATCTCTATCTCTCTTGCATAATTTTCTGGCATATGTCGTTCCATGAAGTCATCTCTTTCTCTTTCGAGATCTTCGTCCACTTCAGTCCAATCGTGGGATTGGAAGCTGAGCCCCGTCTCGTGAAGGAAATGATAAGCTGGCGCTCCGTATCTATTGTATGTCATAGAACTATCAAGGGAGCTAACTTCTGCGTTGCTGTCGCTTGTTAAACCTTCATAAGTCAAGCCGTCGTCCACCGCAAATTCGATAGCTTCTTCCATCCATCCGTGGATCGAATGGCCGTAGTCCTGACCGTAGTCTGGTAGATCATAATTGTCGTGATCCGAATACCCTACTGGGTCAGATTCTGTGTCGCTCATAGCTTCGTACATCTGAGCCTGTCGTCTTGTCAATCCTCGGAAGAATTCTACGGGAGGTTCTATGGTGACTCTCTCAATTTTCAAATCGGTGAGCTCTGGTCCTTCTAGCACTATCGGCCTGTTTTCGTTTCGCTCAGCTTGCCCGCCTGTATTGACGTCATCATCCGAGAACTCAAAACCCATTTCTCGCGCTTGCGCTCGCCTCCTTGATTCTACTCGAGCGGGTGCTGGCTGTTGCACAGTACTGGGACACGCTTCTCCCAAGCCGACTTGAATTTGCGGCTTGGTCAACACCGCATAAGCTGAGTGGGTGAAACTGGAGCGAGGAACGCCTTTGAACAGCCTTCGCGCGTTGGGTATCTCAATGTCGTGAGCAAATGGTTCTAAGGCTGATCTACTGTAAAGAAATTCGGCGTTGACTCCGCCTCTAATAAACGCTTTGTTGTCATGAGGAGTCCATTCACTAGTAATTCTTAGCAATTTCTCGCAATTGTCGGGGTGCATCGGACCGAAAAATCTATGAGTGTCTGCGTGCATACGCGCATTCGGAGCCACGAACCATGAACGTATATATTCTTTAAACGCTCTCCACTTCAAACCGTAATAGGAGCAGACTATCTTCCGCATCGGTTTGTGGAATCTGCCGATGAGGCAGAGCCACCCCACCTCATCTGGGTAGTCATAAGCCAATTTCAGAAGCGTGGATCTAGCTGCTCTGGGACAACAAGACTGAGTGGTGCATGCTACACATCCGTAGAATTGTTCTTTCAATAAAAATGGCAACCACTGAACGTACTGGCTCCACGACAGAGATTTCGCCATGTCAATTGGCCGCGTATAAGTCGTAGGGGCCCGGGGAGGTAGACTCTCGTGTTTTACTAAAATTTCGTCTACGCGGTCCAAACAAGCTATCGTGGCATGGCTTCTCGGAGCGTCTTTAGCAAGAATGTGTAATGCTGCTTCATTACTCTTAGTGAGGGTATTCCTGAATTGAAGTAGGCGCTTTGCAAGATCGAAGTTGACTGCCAAATTGATCGATGTTAGCCTGTTAGGTAGTTCCAAAACGTGGGCCGGCTTCCAAATCGAAAGAGTCTCACAGATGCCGATGGTCCATCGATTGCATACACTGCTCAACGAGGAATAGTCGTAGCTTGCGTGTCGGTATATGTTGCCGTTACCTTCCATATAAACGCTCAACTCATCGTCCATAAACTCGACTCGGCCTTCACTGAATGGCATTTCGCTCACTCCCCCAATAATTCGATATTGATTTACATTTGCCACTACTTCAACTGGACAATGGAGAAGATGGGGCATGTAATAAAGGACATCAAATGCCAGACAAACTACGAAGCCAGTCATACGATCATATTCACTCCAAACGGAATTAAAGTCTGC